GATGTCTCCGAAGTTACTTGTGTTCCCCATAGGTTGTGGGGCGTTGCCTGCGTTCATCGCCACCAGCTGAGGGAAGAACCTCTGGGTGGATTTCTTGTCGTTGATGAACTCGCCAACCGTCGCCATGACCGGGACCCTGTCGGTTCCTCGTGGCTGGAAGATGCTGCCACCTTCGGCGCGAAACTGTGTTTGGTCTTCGCGAGGTTGAGCTAGAGGGGCTAGGCTGCGACCTGTGAGGATCCTTGAGAAAAAGTTGAACACCTTGACTTGGTTCCTAAGTTGTTCAGCCCGTTGGATGGCAGCCCTCTGTGCGATCTTACGTGTCTCTTGGATCTTGAGGTTTTCTTTAGAGTCAAAGGTCTTGATAAAGTCGTTGAGGAAGGCGTCCTTCGCAACATCCCCACTTGCCGGCAAGGGGCTGAAAGGGTTGCTCGTGGCTTTGACCTCAGGAAAGAGGGCACGGCTGAGACCTCCGACACCCTTCTTACCCTGGACATCTCGAAGTTCGCGTAGCTGATCCTTAGCAGCTTCGATACCTAGTCCCGGCTGAATCTTAGCGATGGCATCTGCTGTTCGCAGAGCCTGTTCCTCGATCTTGGCAAACTGGATCAGCAGCGGCACTGCCAGATTCTCGGTAAGATCCGACTGGACCTTCTTGGATGCCTCACCCATGTCTGTCAGGGCTCGCGTGAGGTTCTTCAGACCGACCTCACGTTGCAGTTCAATGCTGAAGCTTTCACGCATCGCCGCAACAAGGCGGGCCATGTTCTGGGCTTCAGCGGGGCTGACAGCCTCAGTCCGGCCCAAGATGCCATCAGCAAGAGAGTCGAAAGCCTGAGCACCCTCTTCGATTGTCTTGAAGGTTGAGGGGTCTAGCTTGAACAGTCGCTTCTGCTCTGATGCAATGTCCTTGATGACAATACGATTACGCTCAGCAAGAGCAACAACTTTTTCTGCGCGCTCCCGGTTCTCTTTGCTGATGCGCAACTCAATCTGGAACTCTTCCCGCTTGAGGTTGTTGATGATCCGCTGGATGTCTTGCAGGCCAGCGGTGCGGGAGAGGAACTCGTCCTTCTTGTCGGGGCTGTTAAGGTCACTCTTCTTGAACTTGCCAAGCTCAGAGGCGATGCGGGCCTGCTGAGCCTTAAGGATCTGGACAGATGCGTTGGTCGCAGTGCGAAGCGCACCTACGTCATTGACCTTCGCAGATTGACGGGCATCTTGTTGTAGCTGTTGCAGACGCTGGATGGCAAGCTGGTCTTCGCGTCCAAGAATGTTCCGCGTGACGTCTTCGCCCAAGGTGTCAGAGAGGATGCCTCGGATCTGGTCTGACGTGCGCTGTGCACCTTGGAACTGATCCTCGACCAAGGACCGCATCTCGTCGGTGAGTGTCTTGGTGGTCTTGACAGACTTCCTAAGCTGCGTTGCTTGCTTGTCAAGAAGACCTCGCTCCTTACTGAGGGCGGCGTTGCGGACTTCGAGAGATGCCTTGAAGAACTCCTTGTCTTCGAGCAGCTTACCGGCATTGGCATCTTGAAGCTCGTTGATGTTCTTACGGACAAAGGCAGCGAACTTGTTGGTGAGTTGCGCCCGTGCGGCGATGGACTCCTTGAATTCGTTCAGCCCCTCTGCGATAGGGTCGGAGATGGCCGGTGCAATGTTCGCAGCATCACGGACATTCTGGATAGTGTTAAGAATCTCAAGGGCGAACTTGGTTTGGTTGGTGAAGGTTTTGATTGCTTGAGTGCCAAGACCCAAGGAATCCGCTAGATCCCGACCGAGAACAACTCCTGCTGCGAGGGCGATGTCACTGAGCCCCGCCATCGTGTTCTTGAGTTCGTTGAACGCAGCTTGAGCACGGAAGCCGGCGCTGCCCGTAGTGTCCTTGAGGGCTTTGTTGAAGTCCTCTTGTGCGCCGGTAAGCTTCTCGATCTCTTCGCCGAGTTCCTCCGCACCGTTGGCAGCAAGACCCGTCAACCCTCGGAAGGCCCGCAACTCGGGGAAGAGTGCTGACAATTCTTGAGAGCTACCAGCGACTTCCTGCGAGAGCTTCTCAACGGTGCCGGCCCACCCGAAGGTAGCGATGGCTGCCTGTCCTGAACCAACACCCCACTTGCGGAAGACATCTTGCAAGGCCGGGCTAGCCTTGATCAACTGGTTGATGACGTTGATCAGCAACGTGCTAGCTTCGTTAGCCGGGATGCCCTTACGTGTCAGGAGGCTCAAGGAAGCCGCAGACTCCTCGAACGAGATGCCAAGAGCATTGGCGGAGAATGTCAGGCGGCCGATACGGTTGGCAACCTCGTTAAGACGGAAGCGACCAAGCTCCATCGTCTTGAACCAGATGGCCGTGACCCTGTCGGTTTCGGAGATATCCTTGTTATAGGAGTTGAGCACGGAGGACACAGCGTTAACCGCATCGGCAACGCTTGTGGTGGGCTGGACGACTGAGAGTTGAGCAACACGCAAGAACTTGAAGGCTTCAGCACCAGAGGCAACCTGGTTGGACAGGGTCTGGTAAGCACCCTCAGCAATCTCTTGACGAGCGATGCCAAGCTGGTTACTGAGATTCGTGACCTCAGTTGACCACCTGGTGAAGGAGAGTTGGTTACCCTGACTGATGGAGCGAAGCTCAGCAAGCTGACGGTTGAATTGGATGGAGTCTGGGATACCCGCGGCCACAGCGGCAGTAAAGGCAGTGACGGCAGTGGCAGCGGCGAGCAAGCCTGCAGCGGCGCCAGCAGCACCGAGCCCACCAACAAGACCTGCCGCGCCACCGGCAGCCAAAGCCGACGATGCAACAGTTCCGATACCCGAGCCGATGCCTCCTAGGCCACCCGCAGCAGCACCGCGTCCAAGGTTCGTGACTAGACCGACACCAAGACCAACACCTCCACGTCGGCGCTGGCGGGATGCAGCGGCCTCGCGCCGCTCTTGACCAGCAGCTTGCGCTGCCAGGCGCTTACGTTTGCGGTTACCTTCCTTGCGCAGCTTGGCAAGGTCAGCCTGTGTCTTGGCTTCTTGTTGAACGCGACGACGGTCTTGCCGACGGCGCCGTTGGGCGATGCGACGGAACAGTGCGATCTGGCGCTTGGCGGCTTCCTCTTCGGCCTTCACACGTTGGGCACGCGACCGTTTCTGGGATGCTACGACTTTGGCTTGCAGGGCCTTCCGGCGACGGGCCAGGTCCTGAGCAGCTTTAGTTTCCTCTTTACGTCGGTTGGCGCGAGAGCGTTTCTGGGATGCCGCGACCTTGGCGCGTAGAGTCTTCTGCTGGCTAGCAAGATCCTTAGCTGCCTTGGCTTCCGCTTTACGGCGGTTAGCTTGCGACCGCTTCTGGGATGCAGCAACCTTGGCGCGTAGGTCCTTTTGCCGGCGAGCCAAATCTGCTGCGGCTTTGGCCTCGTCAGCTGCCGCCTCTTTGTTGAAGCGTTTTCGGCTCTTGGCTGCTTGCTTACGGAGCTTGTTGACAGACTTCTCGCGGGCCTCTTCAATACGGATGGAGTCGTTCTGCCGTTGACGCTCTCGTGCTGCCTCTTCTGCGCTAAGACGTTTCTTGGTGCGAGAAGCGCGTTTGCGAACATTGTTGACAGACTTCTCACGGTTCTCCTCGATGCGGATAGAGTCGTTCTGCCGTTGCCGCTCTTGGGCCGCCTCTTCTTTGCTTAGACGTTTCTTGGTGCGAGAGGATTGCCGGCGCAAGTTGGTTGTGCGCTTGATGAGTTGTTCTTCGAGGGCGATGCCTTCACTGACAATTTGCTTGTCCAGTGCGGCTTGCTTACGTGCGGCATCGAACCGTGCACGGCTGGCCTTCGATCGCTCGCTCTGAGCCTTACGGCGGGCGGCTTTCTTCTCAGCACGGGTGCGAGTAGCCAAAGCTTTCTGCTCGACGCCTGCCTTCTTTGCTGCGTTGAGTTCAGCGGCAGCACCTGAAACGCTGCCTGACCCTCCTCCGAGGGAGCGGAGCAGCTTACCTTGTTGCTCGTTAGCCTGCTTAGCAACGCGAGCCGTCTCTGCAACAACTTTGTTGTAGAGACTGAGTTGGGTCTTGACACCCTCGATGGCTGGCTTAACGCCTGAAGCATCAACACCAAGTTCGATGATGTCGTCTTCGCCGACAAAGACAGGGTTGAAAGGTTCGTTACTGAATCTCACTTGTTGATCACCCTTGTCCGAGTAACGAAGCTGCTGATGCGAGGGACACGCTTCTTGAGATTCTGTCGCAGATAGATCTTGAAAGCTTCACGCCCGGCCTGCAATGCGTGCCAAGGTGTGGGGTTCCGTAGCTTGATGCCCCGTTCAGAGACATCGAACTTGTCATTGGTCTGGAAGTGTGCAACACCGGGATCGAAACGTAGGCGGGGCCGGAGTCCTCCTGAGTTAGCAAACGTAAAGCTGCTGGCTAGTGCGCCTGCGGCTGCGTTCTTCCCAGGGTATTTCTTGGCACCAGGCTTAGGCGTGATGGGGACCGCGACTCTCAGGAAACGGCCCAAGGGCTGCATAGTCCCTCGGGCCATTCCTGTGAAGACGGGGACTTTGACGATAATGGCTCGCAGCATCTCCCGAGCAGCTTGACGCATCTGGACTTCGATGGCTTTTTCAATAGCCGCCGTAGCCTTGGGCACGTCCAAGTTGAGCTTCTCGAATTTAACTATGAGCCGAAACGTCAAAACAAATTCCCTAACTGTTCTGATTCTTCAATCTGTCGGACTTGGTCGAAGGCCAGCATTGATGCCTGGCCCCAGAAGTTCGACCCGTCCCAAGAATCTTCGATGCCCGGAGGTCGGACACCAAATCTTTCGCAGGCGCGCCAGATGGCATACCGCTCTGTCCTACCGTTCGGCAGGATTATGCGGACGGCTGGGACTCCTGCGAAAGCATAAAAGACTCACGTGCCTCCTTGACTCGACGCTCATCGAGGCAGTTGGCTTGAAGGACGCCTCGGGTGATGCGACCGATCTCAACGAGAGTGAAACCACTCTCCTTGAATTCACGGTCGATGAGGTTCCACGTGGCTGGGTCGTCCTCAGTGATGAGGTCGAATTCCAGGCCAGGCGTCGACTGGAGCGACTTGTAGATCGTCCAGTTGAACTCACAGGCGTTCCGTTCCATGATGGCACCGAGGTATTCGCCGTCTTCGCGATCCTCGACCCATCCTTCGGTCCCGGCCTTCTTCATCTTGGGTGCTTCGGGCTCGGGATAGAGCTTCTCAAAGCGGGAGTAGTCCAGGACTGCTCCCGCCTTGAAAATGATGTCTGCGCCGTTACCCCGAGGGATCACGATGATCTCTTCGTTCGGGGTATCCAGCGTCTTACCATGCAACTTCATTGTGGTCCTCCTCGACCAGGGGTTATCGAACGCTACGGTGGATGATGATCTCAGTCACGTTCGACTTGCCGGTGAAGGCGAGGGCGCCACCCGACAGGTCGTGACCGATGTCCTCGTAGCGGAACTTCGGAATGATGTAGTATTCCTTGGTGATGGGCGAGCAGTCCGGGTTGAACTCGATCTCGATGTCAACGGAGTAGGGCTGACAGATGTCACCCTGATCCGAAGTGATCCACACCGAGGCTTCGCCACGCTTCTTCAGCACGTCGGAGACGGTCACCTGGAAGCCGACATCGGCCTTCAGGAAGTCCCAGAGAGCGTCGAAGGTGACCTCGACCGGGTCCTCGTCGGCGTTGCGAACCGTGTCGAGCGTTCCGGTGTCGCGAGTGTATTCGCGAGCCTTCTTCTCGGACCAGGTCACGTTACCCTCACCAACGTTCAGGCGCAGACTGCGAGGACCAAGGGCCATCGTCGCCTGAGCGAGCGCGTTGAGGAGGCCAGTGCCCAACTCGGCCGGCGCAAGAGCGACGGAGACGAGGGCAACGGCGGCGGGGACAAGGGGCAGTGCGGTGACAACGTCACTCGCGATGCTGGTGATCAAGCCGGCGCCGTCCGTGGCGAGGCTGATGTCGATGTCATACTCGGACACCGTGATCGCCAGTGGCTGCGAAAGAGCAGCCGGGTCAGTGAAAGTGATACGGGGAAGCAGGCTGCCGATGTGCGGCTGCGCTGTGAACAACAGGTCGGCTTCAGCCGCGGTGTGATCCGAAAGCAGGGTGGCCTGACGGCCATCCAGAAATCGGATCGTGGTGTTCTTGATGTCAATCTGGGCCATTATTAACTCCTGGTCACTGTTGGTTCGACCTGGTTGCACTTCCCGCTAACACTTAGCGTTCCGGCTTTAGGGTCTTGTTCAAGTTTCTCGTAGCGAAAGTCGCTGAAAAGGATGGTCTCGCTCTGAACCCCTGCGCAGCCAGGGTTATGAACAAGTTCCACGTCGATGGAAAACGGTGCACAAATGTCAGCGTCCGTGCTGACCCAGGCTGCGGCTTCCCCACGATTCTTCATAACATCGTGAGGTGTAGGTGTTCCGCTTCCGGCAGATGCTCTGAGGAATTCCCAGATGAGATCAAACCGAATTTCAACCGGGGTGGCGACTTCATCAACCACTGTGTCCAGGTCTTCGCGGGCTGTGACATACTTACGGTTCTTGGTTTCTGACCAATTGAAGACACCGTTAGCAACTTTGACGACGAGGCTGTTGACACCTGCATCCCTCAAAGTAATCGTTGTATTTTTGAGATCTATCTGTGGCATCTTACAACCAGATCTTGTAGGAGGCTTCGACCGACGACTGCATCAGGGCGATTGCCTGCTCGATCTGTCCATACTTGTGGATGCGGTGACCTCGGTCGCGGTCTTCTGTCATCAGGATTAGTTCACCAACCTGGGTTCCGTCGTCTTGGACGCCGGTTCCATACCTGAAGACTGGGATGCAACGTTGCAAGATAGCAGTGACTTGCCCGACCATACGGTTAGGGAGATAGAGGTCAGTGTTAATCACAGATGCAACTAGCACGTTGACTTCAACCCTACCCTTCCAGTTGTCTCGGCTCATCTCCTGCCAGCCTGTGCCGTCTTGGCGCAGTTCGATGTAGGAGGTCTGGGTGTTTGTCAAGCGGCGCTCTTGCCCCTCCACGAACATGTTAAGCGTGCCTCGATTGGTCTCGAAGTGCTGGTTGATGGAGGCAGCGATCCATCGGTCCCAGTTAATGTCAAAGACAGCCATTAGACAACACCTTCTGCTGAGTCAGTGAGGTTAAGGGTGTCGCAGATGAAGACGTCGTGAATCTCCTTTGGAGGCTGGCCGGACAGGGCTTCGAGGATGAACATGACACCCTCATTGTTTTCGAACTCGACGATCTCTTTGATCTCGTGTCTTGTGTGTTGGAACACCAACCAGGTGTTCAGGTCCAGGGGCCAGTCAGCAGGGATGTCGCGCTTCGAGATGATGACCCGTCGGGCCTTGTGATCGTAGAAGGCACCCTGCGTGAACTCCTTGTTAGCAGCGATGTATGCGAGATCGTAGGAGAAGTCGCGGCTCAGCTTGCTGGGTAGGAGGATGGCGCGTGGAATAGTGTGCTTGATTCGAGTTTCGCTTTGAACACCGGTCTGAAAATTAGTAGCCACTCCCGTCGCACGATACAGCCCTACCTCTTGCGGGTAACGCCGCTTGAGGGAGTAAAGGACTCGTCGGATGTGTCGGAAGTGCGCTCTGCTCATCTTGTCCTTTCAAGGCTTCCGCCCTCGGACCCCGAAGGATCCGAGGGCTTCCACCACTGCGGCTAGCCGAGGAGGACCACGCCGAGGTCTTGGTCGAGCAGCGCGACACCGATGAGGGCGTCGAGCGTCACGAGGAGGCCCTGCGACAGACCGTTGTAGGTCAGAGTCGCACGCATCGCGAAGCCGTTGTGGACCGCGATACCCGAGAGGGCACCGACACCCTCGGGCGGCATCGCCAGAGGACGACTCACGAACGCCAGGGCGTTGCGAGTGTGAGCCAGGCCGTAGTCGCCGGGAGGGGCGATGTTGACGGCCGCGTTGTCCGCGATCGCAGCCGCGAGGGGACGATCGAGTTCGATCGTGGTCGCCGTGGCATTGATGACGGTGTAGATCTGCGTGCCGGAGTGGATACCGAAGGTAACCATCTGGCCCTTCACGGGCGTTGCGCCAGTGAAGCTGTCGAAGGCAATCAGCTTGTCGTAACCGGCGGCGTAACCGGTGACGGCGACGGGCTGGTTCACGGCACCCGGGGTGTAGACCGTGATGGGCGTGTTGTCCGGCACGACGTCGAACAGGCCGACCGCGAGGGTGATCGACGTGGTCGGCGCTGCGCCGATGACCGCGGCAACCTGGTAGGGCTTGCCGAGGATCTCAACCCAGGTCCCGACCGTGATGGCGCCGGCACCAGTGTCGACCGCGATGACGGTGGCACCGAGGGAGAGAGGCACACCAGCGGTGTTCGACTGGAACACGCGGTTGGTGAACGCACCACGGACAGAGGCCGCGTTCTGACCCATGAAGATGTCGAAGCCGAGCTTACGACCGAGGCTGGCCTCGCGGAGCGCCGAGCCCTCGTCGCCGACTTTGTCAGCGGTGAGGAAGTTGGTGTCCTTGAGGAGACTCGTCTCCATCCGGGGCGGAACGTGCAGCGAACGACCCGACAGGGGCGCCTTGTCGATGTTCATGATCTCGCGGGCGTCGAGCAGGAAGTCGTGCGCGTTGGCCGCGGTCATCCCTTCGAGGGCACCGCCCATGTCCTTGCGGATGAAGCGGGCGTATTGTCCGTGAATGACGGCGTCCAGGAACTCGGCCTGGGCGATCATCGCGGGCTTCAGGAACTCTTCGACGAGGTCCTTCTTGCTCTTGCTGATCTCCGAGTCCTTCAGCTCGAAGCTGACGTGGACCTGTTGGTCGAGGGGAACCTGGATGTTGTTCAGGACGGCGTTCTGAACGGTGACGTTGTCGTTGGGTCCCTTACGGGTGGCCTGGAACGACGCGGGCTTGCGGGTGTTGACGATGTCGCCATACTGCCCAAGCTCGTTCTCGAAATCGCGGTGGACGCGGGCGCCGATGGTCATCGTGGATTCGAGGACCGCCAGCGACATGAGCGCCCACCACTCAGGCACGAGCGCGTCAACGGTGTTGACGTAGACTCGGCTGAAGGCGTTGAGAGGCGTGAAGTGATTCATCAAATTTGTTCCTTTCTCCTACTTGAGGAGAGCGTCGGGGTTCTTCTTATAGAGTTCCATGAACTGCTCGGCGGAGATGTTCTTGTAGTCGATCTCGCCAGAGTTACCACTGCCGCCAGGATTCCCGGAACCGCCCAGTCCGCTCTTGGCACCTGATACAAACAGGTTGCCATGAACTTCGGGCTGTTCCTTCATCTTAGCGATAGCCTCGGTGGGCGAAAGCTGGAGGTCGGCGAAAGTGCCATCCTCTTTCTTCACCTTCATCAGGACGCGAGTGACCATCTTCCCAGTGGGCTTCTGGTCGTCGCCGAGCTCCTTCACCACCCGAGTGCGAGGTGAAAGGATGTCCACGATCTGCTGAGCGTTGACGGCCGGGTTATCCCCAGCACCTGCTGCCGACAGAATCTCACGGGAGATCTTCTCGCCCGTGTAGAGACTGTGTAGAGCGGCAAGGTCATCGGAGAGGGTCTTCTTCTCCTTGTCCCAAGCCTTCTGCTGCTTCTTCAGAGAGGCAGAAGTCTGCTCCTCTTTCGTCGCGGTTTCCAGACGGAGTTGATCCATCTGCTCTTCCAGTTCCTCCTTCTGTTGCGCGGAGAGGTTCAACGTCTCCATGCGCGAGAGCAAAGACTGCTTCTCCTTGTCGTGCCGCTTGCGCTCTTTCGCAACACGGTCCTGGACAATCTTGTCCACGGCCGCCTGGTCAAAAGCCTTGCCCGGTGGCGCGGGGTCTGCCGGTGGCGGCGGACTGCCGGCCGGCGGATCGCCTTCGCCTTCGAAGACAGGGAAGAAAGGGAAAAGGGTCAACAACAGGTTATTCATCGTTCCTCAAGACACCCTACTAATGGTAATTTCGTCGGGATCCCTGAGGTAAGGAACCAGCAAGTTCCAAGCCCTCAAAGATGGGATACCGGCGATGACATGGTCGGAAAATACAGCAGGAGCGTAGGTAACTCTCGCTGCACCAACCCCTTGCGAAACAGAGCGCAAGTTCTCTGACTCAAGTTCTGGATCGACGCCGTCAAACAATGACCACGCCAATTCGACACACGCTTGCTGGATGTCATCCGGCACGAGTGTGTCTGCACCCCGTGGAAACTGGAGTTCTTGCGCTTCTACCGCCTTCTCTCCAGCAAAGTTAAGTCTCTCGATGGCCCGGGTCGCCACCTTGAGGTATTTCGTTTGGTTCGCAGAAGTCTGTGCGCACCAGGCATCACGCCCAGGAAACGTATCGTTATACGTCTGGGAATAGGTTGCGTCCGCATAGGGCGTGATGTCGGCACCCATTATCGATTCACCTTAGCTTCGATGGTGATGAGCTTGCGCTCCAAGTCGTGGACTGCACTTTCCAGTTTGGTCCACTTGGTTGATACCATTTCGGCATACGTTGCGTGGTCTTGCCGAGTCCACCGGTCCAGACCGTTCTCTTGCATCTTGCTGACTTGAGTTTTCATCTCAGCCAACTGGTTGCTCATGGTCTTCAAACGCTCGTTCGTCACTTGCGTTTGGGAGTAGATCATGATGCCTTGGCCAAGAAGGCCGACGACCAAGGCTGCGACCACAGAACCTGCTACGCGAGTCATCCACTTGGATTGATCTTCCTCACTCACTTGGCTTCTCCTCTGGTCTTATTGGTGACAACGTCATCAGTCTCCGTCTGCTGTGCTGCGGCCTTTTCCCTTTGACTTTCGTCACCGTCGCCAGCATCAGCGATGCCGCGGGCTTGATTCGCTCCGCCACCCTTCGCCTGGAATGCTGCGATCTTGGCGAGACGTTCGGCGTGCTCAGCTGCGGCTTTGGCGGCTTCGCCAACCTCATATCCTCGGAGGAGGGACGCAGTTGCCGCAGACACAAGCCCACGTTCGACATCTTGGGAGATGATGTCGGGGTCAGCAGTTGTGCCGACAGCAGCGTCGATCTCTTCGTGGATCCGCTTAAGCTCCTCGTTGGTCGCGTGGTGCCCTACGAGGATGGTGGCAATCCGCTTGGAGATCAGCTTCTTGTAAGTGTTGGACGGGACGGCATCCTGCTCGTCCTTAAGGTGCTTGGCCTCTTCGAAGCGATCGGCTTCCGTCTTGAGGCTGTAGTTCTTGGGGTAGGTGATGGTCGGTGCAGTCTTGGAGCCCTCGTAAAGTGCCCAGTATTCACCGATCTTACGCTCTGCGACTTCCAGTTCCAGCCCGATGGCACTGAGTCCGGCTTCGAGGCCGTGGTTGTCCATACCTTTCGAGGCAGCCGAAGCCATCTTGACTTCGAGGTTCGTAACAGCAAGATGGATCAGTTGGCGAATCTCCGCCTTCATCTGCTTCTGCTTCAGCATCGAGACCTGGAGAGGCTCGGGCGAAGGGTTGATATAGCCGGGACGGTCCATGCCTGGGGCGTAGGAGCGGCCCGTGCCAGCGCCGACATTGATCTCGCGGGCGTTGGCTTTCTGTGCTGTGCCGGCTTCACCGACGTTGTCGCCACTGGAGTGGTCGATGTTACCGTTCAAGAGATCGCGAGGAGGCTTGACCCCTTGAGGACGACGCCTCAGGTGCTTGGAGGAGTGTCGCGGGTCGGACTGCTCGGTGTAGATCGGGATGTTCGACTTGACGGCGTAGGTGACGTCCGATGAGGCCATGTTGAGTAGGGCCACCTGGTAGTCACTCGCGTCGGTAAGGAGCGAATTGTCAAGCTCCAGCATGACGAAAGGGATCTTCTTGATGTCGAGTCGCACGGCTTCAGGGTTCTCGATGTCGAGGTCGCCGTTCTCGTCAAAGAACTGACACCAAACAAAGCCATCGTCTTCGTTAATCCAATAGTGCCGGAAGCGCGTGGACACGTCATTCAGGGGCAACCCGGTGTTGGGATCGAGCTTGTGCGGATGGTCCCGCAGCACGACAGACTTGAACTCTCGATCGTTGGAGGTCTCGTCTCGGCACCACGAGCGGATGTCTTCGGCCCAGTAGGTGTAGAGGTAGGGGTGACGGCTGCCCTTCTCTTTGAGGGTGACGCCCATGTCCCGTGGGGCATCGACGTAAATGCCGACGCGAGCCATTGAGAGAAGCTCGTGCAGGACCTTACGCCCGATGAACGAGGTCATCGTTGAGCCGAAGAGGTCGACACCTCCTAGCTCGCCGAGAACAGCCTTACGGTAAGTCTCGGGTCCACCTGTGCGGGTGACATCGACCAGACGTTGGAAGATCGCGTTGCGAACTTCGATGATGGCGGACTTGGCGAAGGCCGGGCAGTAAGTCATCTCCTTACGCTCGCGGAATTCGTCAGCGGTCTCCCGCCGACTGAGGCGCTTCAGGTAATGGTCGATGAACCACCGACCACCTTTGTAGGTAAGACGCCACTGACGCCACACCGTCCGCATGGTGATGTAGTCGGGATGTTGGACGTCACAGATTTTGTGAGCCTCAGTCAAACAACACCTCGAATGTCTTGGTTACCGCCGATAGCCATGGCCATCGGGAGGGCGATCTCACTATAGTTGCGCGCGTGCGCATAGTGATCGTCCTTGGTTGCTTTGATGTAACGGCCGACAGGGTTGCCCTGTGGATCCTTCTCGAAGATTCGAACGAGGGACTTGAGGTTCTGTCGGCACTCCATGTGAGTGTCTTTGGGCATCAAGATCGTCTGGGCCTTGAAGCGACCCAGGCTCTGGTCAAGCCACGAGGTGCGATCGACGGTGATGATCGGCTCACCCGTGTCCGACTTTTGCTCGTGGATCTGCTTGCCCATCATGCCACGACCGTAGAAGCACATCCAGACGTAGCCCCAGAAGCGCTGACTGAAAGCAAAGGCGGCGCGGCGCTCCGGCTGGGCATCAATGACGGCCGCCTGGACGCCGAAGTCTCCCATGAGTTCGTCAAGCTCACTGGGGTCGCGCACCTTCGTGTGTATGAGGTTCTTAGGCTGCGCATCAGTGTTAATGTCGTTACCAATTACGTCGCCGAGAGCCCACTGATCGATCCAGACGTGGAAGAAACGTCCGACGTCGACACCCATCGTAACAAGGGCGCCGGGAGGCGGCATGTGGCCGTTAGCGTGGCCGGTCTTGCACCGGTTGATATACTCGTCGGTGATCCGAGCACCCTCAACAATGTGAGGGAGACCCATCTTGGAGTTGTGAAGCTCCTGTTCTTCCGCGGGATCGAACTGGGCCTTGAGGACCGAGCGAGCCAGGGTGACGGGTTTGATGGTGCTGGAATACATTTGATTGATGTGGAAGCCGCGGACGTCAACGATCTGGGGACGGGCTGGGACCCAGATGCCGTCCTTCAGCCACTTGCGCTTGGTCTCATGAGGAAGCTCTTGCTTGCACTCCTTACAGATGAGGTGGCTGTTCTTGAGGCCGGGATCTGTGAGATCCTCGCCCGTGATCTTGAGGCAGTCGGGGAAGACCAAGTTGGTCTGACGACTGCACTTGATGCACTTGAAGAAGAACTCTTCCTTACTGCTGAGGTTGAACTCTTTGTTGATGCCGTAATCGTCGATGGTCGGCGTGCTGACACCGTTGATCTGGTGCTCAAACTGGCCCGAGACGCGCTCCTTCACCAGAGGGATGTTGTCTTGGTTCATCTCGTCGTATTCGTCGAGACAGAGGGCGCCAGCGGGGACGGACTTCAGACCTGACTTAGACTGACTGCCGCGGAGATACATGTTGGCGGTGCCAGCCCGCTTGTGACCAACGTTTTTGACATCCGAGAACATGCTCTGGAGGTGTGGGCTCAACTCCAGCGCAGCATCGAAGCGCGCAGCCGAGAAGTCGGAGGCATCCGGTGTCTTCGATGGAAGAACGTATAGAACGTCCCAACGTCGAACGTCAATGCAGAAGAAAGCAATGTTGAGCAGCCACTCAGTATAGCCCATCTGAGCAGCTTTTTGCCCATAGTTCTCGTCCGCGGTGCTGTTGTGCATCTCCCTTAGCCAAGGGTGATACTCAAAGCTCCATCGCGACTCTCCAAGCCTGTCAGAGAACTGGTTAGCCATGAACCTGTAATGCTCAGCCCACGTAGCGCAATCCTGGACAGACCTACGGGTTAGGCCGTCCATGATGCGTTGCATGAATGAGGTTTCGAGGTTCATGTTACTTATTCGTCGCGGGCGTCGCGAGCAGCTTGCGCCGCAGCGTTGAAGCTGAGGGTGTCGTCTGAGGCGTCTGAGGCGTTGTCGACATCACTTAGGGTGGCGGGCAGGGTTGCGTCGAGCGTCGCGTCGTAGCGGACGAAGCACCGGCGGATGCACATCCCGTGCATGGCGAGGGCGGCCGTCTTCTTGGCGAGACGGTCTTCGAGGAGCTTCTTCTCCCTCGCCAGACGTTCGAGCTTATACAGCTCGCTGCGCATGTCGGAGATGAACTCCCGGTCAGGCGCAGTGGTGAAGACGTGAGTCTCGGTGATGGGCGCGGCGAACACAAGGCCCGTCAGGGCCAGGATCATAATGGGCAGTAGCTTCTTCATGATGCTTCCTTAGTTACTTAGCGACCCAGCCGGTGTTACCAGCGCCAGTCTCTTTGATGTATAGGGTGGTGTTCGTGCCACCGTCCGTGCGCAGCCACATCGAGCCAACAGGTGCTGTGACGGCTGCTTCAGGCGTTCCGGAGCCGCTTAGGATCTGAGCGACGGTGCCGCTTACCGAAAGTCCGCCAGCTACCTCAGCGTCACCATCAACACCTCGTAAGGTGAGGGCGGTTGTGACAGTGCCAGCCTTGGCTAGACTGATGGTGTAGTCGGCTTCTTGCGCTGCAGTTGTGGCAACAGTCTGTGACACGTCGACGTGCGCGACTGTGCCAAGTGTGCTAACACTGTCTTCTGCGGAGTAGACGACACGTGAGCCGAGCCCCACCCCGCCGGCGGCAAGTCCATTGAAGGCAGCGTATGTCTGATTAGATTTGAGGGTATCTCCGTTAGTGCTGGACCGGATAAGAGCTTCACCCGTTGAAGCATCGAACTTGAAGGCAGAAGCATTCGCGCCACCTTCACCGGCCTGGATGTCACCCTGGCCGGTGCCAGCCTCAGAGATGCCGCCGATAAAAGTGCCTGAACCTCCACCTAGACGCAGGATCCCCGAGAGGGCATTGCCTATTGTGATTGAGCCCGTGCCAGAACCGGCAAGCACCTCAAAGCTCCCACCAGATGAACCAATCAAGGCACGAACCGATGCGGCCCCACCCAACTGAATCTCTCCAGTAGTTGCTGAACCTATGATCAAGTTACCGTCGTCGTCACCGTTACCGGCACCACCGTTAATTGTGATAGTGCCACCAACCTGGCTGGTATCGCCTGCTCCAGCACTGATGGTGTAACTAGCCCCAGGACCAGCAACCCCAGCAGGCGAACTGATCGAATCACCAGAGCTAACTAGCAACGACGTGCCGCCAGTGGCGTTCCCCGCCGTGAGTGTTGCAGAGAGTGTCTCTGCAGCACCACCAGATGCTACGGCAGCCCAGCCAGTGTTACCCGCTCCAGTCTCTTTGACGTAGAGGGTAGTGCCTGCACCGCCATCAGTCCGGGTAAAGGTCGAGCCTACTGGGGCAGTAACGACGGCTTCAGGCGTTCCCGTGCCACTGACCATCTGGGCTACGGTGCCGCTGACTTCCAAAGGCCCTTGAAGCTCGGTGGCGAGGTCAACTCCGCGGAAGCGGGCAACCTCAATGTCTCCGATTCCCCCTTGGGTTGTATAGAGGACAATGGCGCCGTGGTTGGCCACGACGTCAGTCAGAACCCCGTCAATCCGAAGGGGGGCGATCTGGGCGCTGGCGCCGGACTCGACGATACCCTCAAGGGCTGTGACTGCAATGTCGTTAGCAGGGGCACCCGTTGAGAGGCGTCTGACGATGAGGCCCACGCCAGCTGAGCCTGTCGTTGTTGCCAACTCTTGATTGACATTCACTCGCTGGTTGGACACATCGTAGAACATGTTGATGTTGGGGTCAGCGGTCCCCGCTTGGAAGTCGTCGCTGACGGTGACCAAGCCGTCAGCGGGGATCAGGTTGATCGACCCCGCTCCGGAGTCCAGGATGGCATCTGTTGCGTTGTGAGCCAAGCCAAGCCACTGATCTGTGGCGGTGCCGGCGGCCGTGTCTGAGTGGATGAAGACTTTGGGGGAGGTGTTGGTGTGCGTGTAGTCTTGTGGGTTGCCGCCTGGTGATGCAGAGAAGACCCAGTGACTGCTGCTGGACATGTAGACGTGGTCGGCACCCGTCTGGGTGTTCCACTGCATGAACGCCTGGTCAGTGAAGGCGCCTCCCGAACCAAAGACGATAGGTGTGTTGTCTCCGGTCGTCATACCGCCTGAAGCAGATGCTTGGATGGTGAACGTCGGACCCGCACCACCGTTTGAGGTCAGGGACAGCTTGTCAGTGGTGCTGGCTTGCAGCCTGATCTCGCCGTTGGCCTGGCCAGTATTGACATCGAGCCACTGAGTCGTGATGTCTGGGTCGCGGAAGCGGTAGACGCCAGTGTCACCGGGGTCTTGCTCGAAGATGATGCAAGAAACAGAGTTGTTGGTGACATCGACGAACAGGGACCGTCCATTGGTCTGGAGGCCGCCGATTTTGAACATGCCCCCATTGGCACGGGACAGTTCGACATCTTGGTTGGCGATGTCGAGCAGGATCGTGTCGAACTCTTGGTTGGCGGCTACACCTCCACCGCCTCCGCCACCTGCTGCGGGACCTTGAGCGGGACCGAAGCCGTCTGCCAAGATGGGCAGAGCGGCCATGAGGGCGAGCAGCAGGGCAAAGCCGAGGTATTTTCTCATCGCTGGTGGACCTCAGTGATGGTGTAGTAGGCCGTCGTGGAGGCAGCCGTCTGGAGATTGTAACGCGTGCCAGGCTGGACACCGAAAGTGAAGGTGAAAGCCTGGTTGGCAACAAGTGCGGTGCCGCTGTTCAACGCGAAGGGGACACCATCCCACATGACATTGACCACCGAGTCGACGCCGGTGAGGGCAATCGTAATCTCAAGGTGACTCACGCTG